GGGAAGCCCCCCTGTCTTTTCAGGCATCCTCTCTCCAAAACAGTCCGAGACGATGCAAGACAGTCCATTTAAGCTCAGACCTGATCCGAATCAATGACAGATAAACCCAAAAAGAAACAGCCGCTACGAGGGGCAACTAAACCGAGGCTTCAGAGTGTGCCTCTCAAAGGCAAATCTAAAATCGATGATGTCAAGCAGCTCTGCGAGATTATTAAGATGCCTTTATTGCCGTGGCAGGAATATGTCCTCAAAGATATGCTCACTGTGGACATAAAAGGTAAATGGATTCGTAAAACAAACCTGTTATTGATTGCGCGACAGAATGGCAAGACGCATTTAGCGCGTATGCTGATTTTGGCTCATTTAATCAAATGGGAAACCAATGTCTTGATTATGTCCTCTAATCGAAGCATGGCTCTGGACACATTTAGACAAGTCACAGACATCCTAGAAAATAACGACCATCTCAAAGGCTTTGTCAAACAGATTCGCTATGCAAATGGCACTGAGTCAATCGAGATGCTTAACGGCACACGATTAGATGTTGTAGCTGCGACCAGAGACGGCTCTCGCGGTAGATCAGTCAATGGATTGTTATTTATCGATGAAGTTCGAGAGATTAGCGAAGAAGGATTTAGAGCTGCAACTCCAGTAACGAGAGCACACGCAAATTCCCATACTCTGCTCTGTAGCAATGCTGGTGATGCCTTTAGCACAGTGCTTAACGATCTACGAGAACGCGCCATCTCTTATCCACCTAAGTCTTTTGGTTTTTATGAGTACTCAGCTCCCCAATACTGCAAGATTGATGATCGCAATGCATGGGCAACGGCTAATCCATCTTTAGGCTACACAATTTCAGAAGAAGCTTTAGAAGAAGCGATTGCGACATCGCCTATTGAAAATACTCGCACAGAAACGCTTTGCCAGTGGATTGACAGCCTTTCAAGTCCATGGCCGCATGGAGTTCTAGAAGAAACATCCGATAGCACCTTAGAAATGACTACTGGGGCTTATACTGTATTCGGTTTCGATGTCAGTCCGTCTCGGCGCAACGGTTCATTAGTCGCAGGACAAATTTTGCCAGATGGACGGATTGGCATTGGAATCTTAGAGACTTACAGCTCTCAAGTAGCCATTGACGAGTTAAAGATGGCGGCAAGCATTAAAGGATGGGCTGACATCTATAAACCTCGCCTAGTCTGCTTTGATAAGTACGCTACGCAGACTATTGCAGACAGACTTGCTCAAAGTGGAGTAATGGTCGAGGATGTATCAGGTCAGCAATTCTATAAGGCCTGTGGTGACTTATTAGAAGGCTTAGTCAATCATCGAGTAGTTCATAATGGTCAAACAGAGTTGATCCAACAGATGAATAACTGCGCAGCTAAAGTCAATGACTCTGCATGGCGTATTATTAAACGCAAGTCAGCTGGAGACATCTCAGCACCTATTGGTCTAGCAATGGTCGTATCTAAGTTAATGCTGCCTCAACCTAAGCCACAAATTTATACTTAGACACACCCGTATTGTTTGTCTAATTACTTGACAAATGGTATCCTTTATGTCTATGGGTATCTTTAGCAGATCAGAAGCTCCTAAAAAGGCTAACTCGCTTCTTGCGCAATACGCACCAACCATTATGGGAGAGAATCTAAACTCTCTCTATAATTACATCCTGCCACGCGTTAATCGTAACGAGGCGATGTCTGTACCTTCGGTCGCTAGATGCAGAAACCTTTTAAGCTCTGTCGTTGCCGATTTGCCAATGAATTTATATCGCAATTCAACTGGTGAAGAACTAGGTAATCCTCTCTGGGTAGATCAACCAGCAGTTAATCAACCTCGTTCTGTAACAATGGCGTGGACTGTAGATTCTTTGTTGATGTACGGTGTTGCTTATTGGCAAGTCACAGAAGTTTATGCAGAAGATGGCCGACCATCTCGCTTTCAATGGATTCCTAATGTCAAAGTGACTTTTACAACTGACCTTTACGGCACAACTGTTACTCAATACTTTATTGATGCAGCTCCAGTTCCAATGTCAGGCATTGGCAGTATCGTAACTTTTCAAGCATTTGATGAAGGCATTTTAGAACGCGGTTCAGAAACAATTAGAGCCGCTATTGATTTGCGCAAGGCAGCTGTAATAGCAGCATCTACTCCAATGCCTTCAGGCGTTATTAAAAATAACGGTGCAGATTTAGATCCTAAAGAAATTCAAGGATTATTAGCAGCATGGAAGAACGCTAGACAAAATCGTGCAACTGCTTACTTAACTTCTACTTTGGAATACACTCCATCATCATTTTCACCTAAAGACATGATGTACGATTCGGCACAACAATTCCTTAGTACCGAAATTGCCAGATTATGCAACATCCCTGCCTATCTATTGTCGGCAGAGATGAATAACTCAATGACTTATGCAAATGTATTAGATGAGCGCAAGCAATTTTTCTCATTCAGCGTTGCGCCTTATGTAAATGCGATTTCTCACAGACTCAGCATGGATGACATTACCGCCAGAGGAAATTCTGTGCGCTTCGATGTCGATTCATCTTTCCTAAAGACTGATCCAATGGAAAGACTGCTAGTGCTTGAGAAGATGCTATCTCTAGGCCTAATCACAGTTGAACAGGCTATGGAAATGGAAGATTTAACACCAAACGGAAGTGAAGGAATCTAATGACAAACATCCTTACATTCTCTGCTGAACTAACTGCCAATGTAGAAGAACGCACAATCTCAGGCAAAATAGTTCCAGCAGGTACAGGCGAGATCGGTAATACATCGGCTGGCCGAGTGGTCTTTGAGAAGGGTGCAATCACACTTCCAGAAGATCCTAAAACAATTAAACTGCTTAACCAACACGACATGAAGCAACCTTTAGGTAAAGCAACATCTTTTACAACAGATGATGATGGCATTTATGCCAGCTTTAAGATTAGTCGTTCGCAGCGTGGTACAGAGGCTTTAATCCTTGCAGAAGAAGGATTGCAATCAGGTTTATCTGTAGGCGTTGAAGTAGTTAAGTCAAAAATGAAGGCTGGCGTGATGCATGTATCTGCTGCCAACCTATTTGAAGTTTCATTAGTAACAGAGCCAGCCTTTAAGTCTGCTCAGGTTATTGATGTCGCTGCCGAGGATACTCCAGAGGCAGTAGAAGAAATCCAACCAACAGAAAGCGAGACAGCTGTGGAGAATACTCCAGAGACAGTTGCAGCACCAGTAGAGGCAGCAGCGGTTGAAGCTGCTCGTCCTGTTGTTACTGCAACAACATTTGTGCGTGAGCGCATTGCACCAATCACATCAGCACAGTACCTAGAAGCAAACATCAAGGCAGCTCTTGGTGATGACGAGGCTCGCCGCACAGTTCGTGCAGCAGATGACTCAACATCAACAAACACTGGTCTTACACTTGCACCACACCTAAACACATTCATTACTGATACATTTACTGGCCGTCCAGCATTTGAAGCAGCAACTCGATCAGCATTATTGCCAGAAGGTATGTCATTTACTGTACCTCGCCTTTACACAAATGCAGATCCTGCTAACACTGCACCAACAGTTGCAGACACAGACGAAGGTGTAGCACCATCAGAAACAGGGATGACCTCATCTTATGACACGATAAATGTCAACAAGTTCTCAGGATTGCAGCGTGTGAGTTTTGAGCTAGTGGATCGCAGCCAACCAGCGTTCATGGAACTAATGATGATTGAACTTCGCAAGGCATACGAGAAGGCAACAGATACAGCACTTCTAACTGCTTTCACAACATCAGGAACAACAGCAACAGGTGTAGCAGCAACAGCAGCTGGATTGCAGTCATTCGTATCTGTAGAAGGCGCAGCAGCATACAAGGGTACAGGTGGAGACTTTGCTAATAAGCTAGTCGCAAGCACTGACCAGTGGGCAGCTATCGCAGGATACGCAGATACCACTGGACGAGCCCTGTATTCAGCTCAAGGCGCAACACAAAATGCTTCAGGTAACTCAGTGGCAACATCAGTTGTTGGTGGAGTTCTTGGAACCGACTTAATCGTTGATCACAACATTCCAACATCAGGAATTGTAGATAACTCTGCATACTTGGTTGCACCATCATCAGTCTATGTCTGGGAATCACCACAGACACAACTTCGCGTCAATGTTTTGACAACAGGCGAGATTGAAATCAACCTTTACGGATACCTAGCAATTTACCTTGCTAAGTCTGGTAAGGGTGTTCGCAAGTTCAACCTATCCTAATAAGTAGGTAACTAAGTCGCTCTAGGGGGTCAGTAGCCCTCTGACTCCCTAGAGTCTTTAGAAAGGATCATCATGGCATTAACTACAGTTGCAGAGCTTCGCTCGACACTTGGTGTTGGCACTTTATACACAGATGCAGTTTTAGAGTCTGTTTGCGATGCCGCCGATGCAGTCCTTTTGCCTATGCTCTGGAAGCCTCAATGGTTTGCAGTAGCACATAGCAACATCGTGGGCGAGGGAACTTTATACTTTGACATTGAAGTTACAGACATTTTTTATGTTGGCCAAACAGTAACTATCGCCAATGCGGGTAGTCGATACTCGGGATCTAAAGTTATTGCAACCGTTGGTGAATATTCAATTTCAGTGCCAACTAATCATTCAGTGATTCAGCCTAAGCATCCCATTGAGCCTTTTGGCACAGTAACATCTGAGACTTATACAGACTGGACTACTGATCAAGCAGTACAAAACGCAGCCTTGATGATCGCTGTTGAAATCTGGCAAGCAAGAACCGCTACTCTCTCAGGTTCTAATGCCGTTGATTTCCAGCCTTCCCCGTACAGAATGTCCGCGCAATTATTGGCGAAAGTACGGGGATTGATTTCTCATGCACTTGCACCAACTTCAATGGTGGGCTAAATGCCAGTTCCAATTACAACTCTTAGAACTACCCTAGCTACTGCTTTAGTAGATAATACAAAGTATCAAGTTTTTGCTTTTCCGCCAAGCACTATCCTTGCCAATTCTGTGATCGTTAGTCCTTCAGATGAATATATTGTTCCAACAAATAACCAGCACATAGGCATTAGTCCAATGGCTAACTTTCGGTTGATAATCACGACGAGCTTATTTGACAACGAAGGCAATTTGAATGGCATAGAAGATTTTGTTTGTGCCGTGTTTAAGAAGCTATCTACATCAGCTTTAACCTATAATGTAAGCGCAGTAAGCGCACCAAGTATTCTCAATGTTGCAAGCGGGGAACTGCTGAGCTGCGAGATGTCCGTATCCATTTTAACAAGTTGGGAATAACCATGTCCGATTGGGAAAAAGAGAACGAAGCCTTTCTGATTAAAATCGGACAGGTTGCACCATCAACACCTAAGCCAGTAACTACTAAGAAAGACGAGGAATAACCTAAATGGCTGTATTTCTAAATAACAAAGTCGGGGTCAAGGTTAATTCTGTTGATCTCAGTGATCATGTGCAATCAGTAACTTTGAACCGCACATTCGACGAATTATCCGTCGTGGCAATGGGCGATAGCTCAGCTAAAGCAGTAAAGGGTCTAGAAACATCTTCTGTAACTATTGACTTTCTAAACGACACAGCAGCAGCTAATGTTCTTGCTACACTTCAAGCAGCTTATGGAACAACTGTAACTGTAGTATTGCTACAGGAAAAAGGAACTGCTGTCTCAGCAACCAACCCTTTATACACAATGTCATGTTTGGTAAATAACCTCACAGACATTAACGGAGCAGTTGGCGATATTTCAATGCAGTCAGTTACATGGAACTGTAATTCAACAGTTGCAGTAACAACAACAGGTACTTTCTAAACAACTAACAAAGGGGCAAAACATGGCAAGACTGAAGATAGTTCGACAAGATGGAAGCGTATTAGAAGGCGAGATTACTCCAGCAGTGGAGTACGCGTTTGAACAATATGCTAAGAAGGGCTTCCACCAAGCTTTTCGTTTGGATGAAAAGCAGTCGGATGTCTATTGGCTGTCGTGGGAAATTACACGCAGGTCAGGTGAGACTGTTAAGCCTTTTGGATTGGAGTTCATTGAAACGCTAAAAAGCGTGGAAGTGTTGGACTCCGACCCTTTAGCTTAAAGCGCGATCTTCCATTCACCTATCTCATTGCTCGCCTGAGCATTAGATTGGGAATCGCGCCACAACATTTGTTAGAGCTAGACAAAGCAATGTTAAATGCACTGCTGCAAGGTCTAAAGGACGAAGCGAAGGAGATTAAAGATGCCAACAGAAGTCGTGGGCGTGGTCGGACTTCGTAGGGCTTTGACTAATTACGCTCCAGACTTGGCTAAAGAATTAACCAAAGAACTAGGTAAGATTCTTAAGCCAGTAGTTGCAGAAGCTCGCTCATTTGTTCCGCCTACATCTCCGATGAGTGGCTGGCAGGCTCGACCATTCTCTGAGGCAAGATTTCCTATGTATGACTCAAGCGTAATTCGCAGAGGCATTATCTATAAAACTACACCTTCTCAACCTAATCGCAATGGCTTTGTTAATACAATTAGAATTCAAAACAAAACCATGATTGGTGCTATTTATGAAACTGCTGGCCGCAAGAACGGTCAAGGTCAAGATTGGGTAGGCCCTAAAGCAGGCGGTGCAAGCAAGGGTGTATCTAGATCACAAAATCCTTATGCTGGTAATCAGTTTATTTCTAATCTTGGTCAGCTGTACGGCCCTAATAAAAAGGGAGACCATCGAATGATGGGCCGTTTAATCTTTAGAGCGTGGGCTAAAACTCAAGGCAAGGCTAACGCATCCGTGTTTAAGGCTATTGAAAACACAACTGATAAATTTAATAAGAGATCACAAATAGTAGATTTGAAGCGAGCAGCATGAGCAATGTAGCCATCAATATTGCGGCAGAGTTCACAGGCAAAAAAGCCTTTAAGCAAGCCGAGACAGCAACACAGAAACTAACTGGCAATGTTAAGAAGTTAGCAGGTGCAGTTGGTATTGCTTTTGGAGCAAATGCAATCCTTGCCTACAGTAAGGCATCCGTCAGGGCTTTCGCTCAAGATGAAGCAGCAGCACTCCGCCTAAACAGAGCAGTAGAAAATCTAGGGATTGGCTTTGCTAATCCTCAGATTGCTGACTACATAGCCAATCTTGAGAAGTCTGCTGCCATTGCAGATGATGTTCTTCGTCCAGCGTTTCAGGGTCTATTGACCACGACAGGCTCATTGGCTCAGTCTCAGAAACTTCTTAATGATGCAATCACAATCAGCCGAGCATCTGGGGTTGATCTTGCTACAGTCACAGAAGATTTAGGTAAAGGCTATGTTGGCATTACTCGCGGTCTAGCAAAATACAACACAGGCTTGACTAGAGCAGAATTAAGCACCAAGACCTTCTCAGAGATTTTAGGCATTGTACTTTCTAGATCAGCAGGCGCAGCAGAAGATTACTTAACTACTACTTCTTACAAAATGGAAGTTCTAGGAATAGCTACAGGCAACGCATCAGAGATTATTGGCGAGGGTTTTGTAGATGCTCTAGCGCGTGTTGGTGGCGGCACAGAAGCCAGCGATGCAGCTAAAGCCATTGAAGGCTTGGCTAAAGCATTTAACTTTGTCACATTATCTACAGGAACAGCATTAGGTGGAATAACTAGCGTATTAAGAAACCTAAAGAATCTACCTAAGAATATCTTTGAAGGCTTTGCAGGCAAGCAAACTGGTATCAATCCACCAGTTGCAAGTAAGCCTAAACCTACAGTAACTTTAAGCGAGAAGAAGCAACAGCAAGCCTTAGCCGCCTTAGAGATAGCGGCCATCAAGCGACAAAAAGAATTGAACGCTCTAAAGAATAAGCAACTAGCAACACAAAAGAAATTAGCTGCTGACAAAGCAAAGCAAGCCATATTAGACAAGTATGCTTTACTTCTTGCTCAAGGCCAAAAGGTCTTTGATGAAGAAGGCATCCAGTTAGCGGCTGCCGCACAGGGAAAGCTGTCAGAAGAAGAACGAGTTAGAGTTGCACTTAAGAAGGATCTTTACGATTTAGAAGCTGCAATCAATGAAGAAAATCTTACTGCTGCTGCTCGCCTTTCTAACAGCATAATTGATAATGCTAAAAAGTTATCAAGCCTTCGTGGCGACATGATTAACCTCGGTGACATACCTAACCCATTTAGTGACTGGCTAGCAACACTTCAGGCAATCGCAGCACAGTTAGCAGCCTTAGCTCAAATTCCATTAACTACAACTACCTCAACTGGTATTGGAATGGGTGGCTTTAACGCTGGCACATTTAGAATGGGTGAGGAAGCAAGCAAGGCTGCCGCTGGAATGTCTAACGGTTCAATGAGTGACTTTATGGGCTTTGGAGATTCTCACCTCGGTAACCTTGCTCGTCAAGGGGCAGTTCAAACCATCAATCTTACGGTGCAAGGCTCAGTATCTACAGAGCGCGACTTAGTATCTGCCATTACTCAAGGCTTATATGCACAGCAAGCAGCAGGAACACCAGTTAATTACAGTACGGTGTACTAATGGCATTACCAGCAATTCCTATTGTAAAAATTAACCTGACTGGCGGAGCTTCATTTGGTGAACCTTTTGTGCTTGGATCCAGCCGTCTAGGTTTTGCCGAACTCGCTTCTGGCTCGACAGTAATTGTTGATGTATCTAATCAGGTTTCTAAGATTGATACTCGTAAAGAACGCAACTTATTTCAAGACAAGTATCTGTCAGGCACAGCAACCGTTCGCATTATTGACGAAACAGGCGCGTGGAATCCACAGAATGTTTCAAGCCCTTATTATCCTAACCTAGTACCTTTACGCTCTATTCAGATTTCTGCCGATTATGGCGGCACAAATTATGGAATCTTCAAGGGTTACATTACAGAATACCTTTATACATATCCGCGCGATCAAGAAATAGGATATGTCGATTTAATCTGCTCGGATGGATTTAAACTGCTATTTAATTCTAATGTCACTACTGTTACAGGACAGGCAGCAGGACAAGACACAGGTACACGCATTGACAAAATCCTCAACACAGTGGGCTGGCCTGTAAGCCAAAGGTCAATTCAAACAGGAAACACGACATGTGTAGCTGATCCTGCAACCGTTCGCACAGGACTTGCGGCTATTCAGCAAGCCGAGTTTACAGAGCAAGGTGCTTTTTATGTGGACAAGTCTGGCAACGCTGTATTTAAGAATCGTCAGTTTGTTTATGACGCTCAGGGTGTAGCACCTACTAAGTTCTCAAATGCCACAGGATCTACAGACATTTCTTATTCTGGAATTACATTTGCCCACGACGATAAAACGATTGTGAACTCATGTAGCGTGACTCGCATAGGCGGAACAGTCCAGACCTATTCCGATGCCACATCTATTGCACAATACTTTTTACACTCAGTCACGGCAGAACAAATGCTTATGCAGACAGATGCCAATGCCCTAGCTCTAGCAACCGCCTTTGTTACAAGCCGCAAAGACACCACCATCCGAATTGAATCCATCACGCTTGACTTAGTAACCCTTGCTTATGGGGCTGGCATAGTCGCAGCTTTGGATCTTGATTACTTTGACACAATGGAAATCACGAATGTGAATGTGTCTGGAACTACCATTGTCAAGAAGCTTCAATGTCAAGGCATAGCCCACAGCATCACCCCAAACACATGGAAAACCACATTGACCACGCAGGAGGCTTTACTCGATGTTATGTACTAGAATTGACCCTATGAAAGAGGTGTGCTAATGGCTGTCGGACTTCCACTAAAAACGACCTATGCGGATGGAGATGTTTGGTCTGCATCGGACGCCAATGATATTACTGGCACAATTAACACTACGGCTGCGCCTTATGCTGCTGGCAAGAACAAAATCATTAACGGTGACTTTTCAATAAATCAAAGAAACTTTACAAGCACAACTACTTTCGGAACTTATGGATTTGATAGATTTAAGTTGATTTCACAAGGTGCTGGTGGTACAGCAACATATTCTGCACAAACTTTTACCACTGGAGCAGCACCAGTTGCAGGATATGAAGGTGCTAATTTTGCAAGAATAGTTACTGCATCTTTTACTACAACAGACAGTATAACTCAGTTAAATCAAGAAATTGAAAATGTTAGAACCTTTGCTGGTCAGACTGTAACTGTATCTTTTTGGGCTAAAGCGGCGAGCGGAACACCTAAGATTTTGCCTTATGTTGCTCAGAACTTTGGAACAGGTGGTTCTCCATCTACTGAGGTTCTTACTGGTGCGGCTGCTGTACAAACAATAACGACCTCTTGGGCAAGATACAGTTTTAATATATCAGTACCTAGTATTAGTGGAAAAACTATTGGAACAACTGCTAACACAAGTTATTTAGGGTTGCGTATTTTAGTTTCTTGCGGCTCTAGTTTTTCT